ATAATAAGATTCATAAAAATAATATTCCCATCGATAAAGATCTGGTTGAGAATGATGATGGCAATGCAATGACACTTTGTCCTGATGGATCATACCCTTCTTATGATGCAATGAATTATGAACCAGAACAATTGATCATGACATATGAACAGAAAGCACCTCCTGTTGCTCCACCACCAGAACCAGATTTTGATACACCAGAAACACCAACCATTCCCAAAACAGATGAAGAAGTTCCTTGTCCTGGCCCAACATCATTACGTATTGGTGCAATAGGGCCTAATGAAAAAGAGAAAGTGGTTGGTCATGAATTACAAAAGACACAACAAGGAGGATTCATCTGTGTAGAATTGTATGAAGATATTGGTATAGTAGAAGCATATCTACCCTCTGCAGCAGTTGCAACAACAACAGCATCCATCGCAGCAGTGGCTGGTGCGTCTGCTCTATTAGCAAAACCCCTAGCAGATTTACTACTAAGGGTTTTTAAACCTGTAATTAAACAGGTAATGGGTAAAGTAAATAAGATACTTGGTAAGACTCCTTATAAACCAACTCAATCTGAATTGAAAACAAATGAGTTTCGTGTGAAGAAAGGTTTAGTTGGCATTAACTTTGCTAAAGATCATGCTAAGAGAATGAAGTCTGAGAAGAAAAGGGAGAAGGAACAACAAAAAAGATTAGATGATTATAAAAAGAAATAATTACTTTGTTTCTTGAATTGCTTCTTTAATTACAGTCTTTAATTGTCTTAATTTCTTTTTACCAAGACCAGCTCTTGTATCTATCTTAACCTTCAACCAATATACAAAGGCAAGTACTAGTATAAACTGAATACCTTCACCCCATGATAGGTTCCATGCTTCATTAAGATCTAATGATGCAGCAGCGAATGTGTTTAATAAATTCATTTTTCAGCAGCGTATAATGCGAATGTAGAAGTAGTTATAACAGTCATCATGTTAGCAATGTGTTGCTTCACATCAGAATCACATATCTTACCAGGCATAAAGCAACCAAATATAGTTGCTCCTACTATTCCTAACTGGAATAAGATCACAATCCTTATAAGATCAATGACTTGTCTCTTAGTATTATTTTGGGACTTCTTCACGATAATTGCCTGGTTGATCTACTCTCATGACACCACCTGTTGATGTAGGTAGCATCTCTGCTAGAGCACTACGAACTTCCTCTCTTACTATGAGTTGAAGTTCTGATTGTTTTGCTTTAATTCTTTTCTCAGGCCCACCAGTTGCCTGATCAACCGCATAATTTCCACCCATAAAAGTGCCACCACCTATAACAGCGACGGCAGTTCCTGTACTAGCAACCTTTTGTAAATCCATTACTTCTTACCGTATTTCAACCACAGTTTATATAAAACTGCTGCTACTATAACACCAGCAACCAGTATACCAACATCTTTACCATAACCATTTGGTTCTGGTTGTGGAAGTGGTAATGCTTCTTGTACTTCAATTACCTCTTTAGGTATAGGAAGTTCTTTAATAATTGTTTCCATTTTAATATTCCTCAGTTGGTATATTCCAGTCAGCGTATATACGTCTGCCTGTTTTACCGTGTATGTCTATGTAGGTTTGATCAAGACTCGACCAGTGTCCCATTCGCTCTCCTAATTTCACGTAACTCCTCAAAATTTTTCTGTTTAGTCCCGCCATCGTATTCCCAAGCATAACCCTCCGTAATCATTTGTTCATTTAAGGAAACAGTATCCTCGCCAACATAGAGCCAACCAAGAAGCCTGCCATACTTCCCCATGCCACCCACAAGTTCTGTTCTAATAGTGAGTTCTTCATCTCCTGCAATTCTAACTCTCTCTTTCTTGAATAAATCAAAACCGAGATCAATGGTGACATCAATAGTATCCCCGTCAAGAACACGGTTAATCTCCGTCACTCGGAAGTTGTAACAAGACTTCCTGCTTGGTGGAACCATCGCTCCCATAATCGAACTCCATATCTTCTAAAGCACTATTTAGCATCTCATCTATCGAGTTTCTATTCTTTCTTGCTTCCTCTTCTCTTATTGCCTGTATCATTTCACCTGCAGTAGGCCATGTAGGAATATCATGACCCATGTGTGCTTCTGCTTTAGGTGCAAAATATCCTGCACCAATAAAAGCAACCGCCACAGATCCAAACAGACCTATAGCGGCTACTACTTTCTCATTAGCACGAACTCTTTCAGTGAGCTCCTTTTGTTTCTCCAGTAATCTCTCTACCTGCGTCTCCAAGATTGCTATCTTCACTGACTTGCTCATTAGGATACCAAGTATCATACATGAATATGTAGTAAAGAGCAACTCCCACCGACACAAGAAGGATAGCAATCATTATGTTAACTGAGTGTACTACTTCAGACATATGCCTGTGCAGCAAGCCATGTTGCTAATGATAAAGAAGTTCCCATGATAGTAAGTCTACTCATCCACCACATAATCTCGTGCTTATTTTTTATTATTAATGTTGTCATGATTAATGACCCATTGGAATACCTGCAGCCATAAAGTTAGAGATATTCTTTACCTCTTCACTGGTGCAGTAATCAATAAAATGAGGATGCTCCCTTAGATAGGAGACATCCTCTTTACTGTGTTGTATTGCATCGTATGCACTCATCGCATATTCACATATCTCGTAATGATGATGTTGAGTGTCGTGATATCCGACTGTGTAATGTCTTTGTTGCGTTAGGGGCATGATTCTTTCAATCCCATACTGCATATATTTATAGCATAAAGTAGTAAAAAATACCTATTTGTGTGTTGACTTACTGACTCTGTTAGAGAACCTGAATAACTGCTACCACATCGGGTATCTCCATCATTAGTTTCTTTTCTATACCTTGCTTCAAAGTCATAGTGCTCATAGCACATGACTCACACGCACCACCCAATCTTACTTTGACATATCCAGTTTCCTCTTCTATTTCTACAAGTTGAAGAGAACCACCATCTGCTTCAATATAAGGAAGAAGTTCTTCAAGAACCCTTACTACATTTTCTTCTGTTAGTTCCATGTGCGTTGCCAAATAATGTTGTCTCTTTAGATACTCATACTGATGCATCTACTTTTTCTTCATAGAAAACATGATCTCCATAACCAATCATCAATTGTTTCCACTCACCGTTTTCCAATTCTTGATTGACTTCTAAGATAGATTCTTTACCACCATTAGTAATCCATTTTCTTTCCCACCATTCATTTCCAGAATCATAAGAATACCCTTTGTCTTTAAGACCTTGAAGAAACAATTGTTTCTTCTCAGCCTCTGCGACTTGTCTATTGAATTCTTCGTCAACAAAGAACTTTTTTAACCATCCTTCAAATTTATCTTGCCAATGCTTCGTCATAATAAAATTGCACCAATAACAAATCCTTTAGCAAAGGCTATACACAACATTTGATAATCTGTCAAGTTAAACTTGTTCTGAAATTTCTTAGCAAGGTCTCTATCCCATGCTGCTACTTTATCAAATACTTTTTGTGCCTTGTCTGGTAAACCCATTAGTCTAATTCCTCTTCTTGTTCTGTAAGTATAACACAATCAGATTCAGGTGTCGCTACACATAATAGTGACCATCCATCTTCTAATTGATCATCATCTAAAAATGATTGTTCATCATTATTAACCGATCCTTCTAAAATTTTTCCTAGACATGCAGAACATGCACCAGCACGACATGAAGAAGGAAGATCTAGACCTGCCTCTTCAGCCGCCTCTAGGATATACTGATCTTCTTCACAATCTATAATGTTCTCTTCTCCATCGGGAGAGCGAAGTGTAATCGAGTATGCCATTTGTAATTTGCAACCGTAGTATATATCAAATTATACCGTTGGTAGTTCCTTATCTTTCTTGGGATCAAGACTTGCAGGAATGTCTGCTGCAATAATCTTCAGTGGCATCTGTTCAATTCTAATTGTCTGAACTGTTCCACCACTTTCTCCATTGCCTCCATTACCATTTCCATTTCCGTTACCATTCTTATCCATCTTCATGGTACCATCACCCTTCTTAGATGCTGTTTGAATCCCAAAGCTGGCCAAAACCCCTGTAAAAACTGAAGCTATAAATGTCGGATCAATTTTTTGTTGGGGAATACCTGGTATAGAAACATAATTTAAAGTTAAGATAGCCCCAGACCAGCCAAGCACAGTAATTCTGACAGCTGTGCTAATGATTGCTGCTTGCTCGTCGGCATCTGGGAGAAGAGCATCTTTTGCTTTAGCAAAGATGCCTTTCTTTTCTTCTTTCTTTTCTTCTTTAATGTCATCTGCTTTGACATCGCTACGAACTTCAGCCATAAGGAAATAGAATAACTATTTCTTATTTAGAAATTAGCAGATCCCAAACCAGCAGAAGGAGCAGCTGCCTGTGGAAGATCAGGAAGATCAACAGCACCAGTAGGTAGATCTCCACCCAATCCTCCACCAAGACCACCAAGAGATCCGAGTGCTTTTTCTGTAACGCTTTCTATTATTGCGTCCTTGTTAACGTAAACGTAAGCACCAGTGCCAACAACGGCAACAGATACAGCAGTAGACGCAAGAGCAAGTACATTGATTAATTTTTGCATTGTCTTTAAATAAGTATTTTATTTATATCTTTCGCCAGTGTAGTATGCTTTAAAGTAATTTGCAAGCCCATTTGTAGTGTATTGTTTCTCGCACCACTCATGAGCACATTCATAGATTGCTGTGGCAGGAGATGTATCGCCAAAGTTTGCCATCAATAACCTTAAAGAATTCTGTCTTAATTTAAATTTTTCTTCTGTTAATTCTTTTCCTAATCTATCAAATACTTCTTCAGTCGTACCATTAACTCTAGTATCAGTCTGATCGTAAGTGATGTTGTTAGGCATTGTTCTGAAGAGTGTCTCCTTATTATATTATATTATTATCAATTGTCAAATGTTAAAGCAGTGACCAGTATTGCTAGTGTACCACCCACAACAACAGTTACAAATAATTCTATAGTGCAATGATGTAAGAGGTTCATATCATTCCCAATGAACCTGCTGTTATACCTACTGCCATAAAGAATCCAAACTCCAACAGACCATGAGCACCTGCTGGAGTATTAATTAATATATTATTGAAGAACGAGAGATCCGACATTTGTATATGCTACGAGGGATACAACCCCTAAAAAAATTGCTATTGGCATTTGACTAGGTAAAAATACTCTACAGTAATTATATAGGTATTTTTACTCTTAGTCAAGCACCTGATGGAACAGCAACAGGTTGTGCTATTCTTACTCCTTTACCACCTTGGAAATCATCATCGTCATCATCATTGACTGCTCTCATAATAAGTTCAAC